GGCGATGTCCCAAACGGTCTGGTTATATTGTGCCTCTACCTGTTTCATACATATTCTGCTTCTACCCGCAGCTCCTGTCCGTTATGATTTATTCCCGTGACATCCATTCCATCCATTATGTACTGAGAGCGTATCTTACGAACCAGCTCCGAAGGACCTTCATCATCGATAAAACCGATAATACCCACTCCAACCAGGGGTGATTGCTTATATTCTCCCTCGCCTGCCACAAGTAGATCCCTCTGATGCTGCTGCGTGGCATCACCCACTGCGAAGTCACCCTTTTCGCTGGCTAAATCACCACTCTCATCTGTCAATATGTCAAATTGTTTAAATGCCATGAGTTATTTTGTCATTTTCGATATCGGATTGTTGGGTTGATTGAAGATTCAATGTAGATATTGGTTTCGGGATATCCGTGAATCCATTTATCGTACCTCCTGAATGTATATGGGCATTATATTCTTTGATGTGATCATTAAATGCTTTTTCGATTGCGTTCAACTTATCTGTCAGTTCTTTCACCTTTACAAATCCTTCAAATGATCCGTCGTTAAACTTTACCAGGTCTTTTGAGATCTCTATCCCGAAATCCTCGACTTTGAGATCGATTTTGTCCTTATCTGCGTTAATGGTTGTCCCGTTGATCTCAAGCCTTACAGACTCTATCTCGCTGGCCATAGCCATAAAGAATTGATCCGAGTTATGAATACGCACCATCAAAATAGATGAATTCACCTTTGGAGTGATCACCAGTCCTGGCTTATCATCAACGGCAGCACGTTTTCGTACAAAATCGTATTGGGTACCATCCACCGCCTCTACATCGATATAATCATGATCGGGATAATTGTTAATGACAAAAGCCGGAATGGTTTTATACTTCCCTTCAGCCAACTGCCTTAAGGCAGTTATGATCTTTTGTTCGTCTCTTACGCTCATTATTGCAGTTTTACATCAATATCGATATAGCGCCTTGCCCCTTTACGGCCAAATTCCACCTTTGTACTTGAGATATAGAACGTTCCCTTCTTTTCCGCATATTTGGGATCTGAGAGTTCGGCTTTCATTCCAGGGATGGCGTAAGGCACAAGGAAAGCTGTGATCTGCCCCTCGTATCCCGAATACTTGTATTTCTGTATCTCCTCCTGGGCAAGCTTTTTGAGGGCCTCCACTGAGGTCACATTATAAAAGAACAAGGTTCTCAACTGCCCGTCATGATCACCAATTTCAGCATGCAGCTTTGTATTATCGGCATTAAACCCGATGGCCTTAATCTTAAGTTTTACATCATCACCGTAGCGGTACTTAAGCTTATCATCCTTGACGGTATTTACCCCGATTGAATATTTTACCACTCCCAGATCAGGAGTGTAGGCAAGGCCTACATAAAGATTGTTCTCGACAAAATATGCTGCTAAGCCGTAGGCTTCTTTTACCTCCTGAAGCGCTTCAAGCCGGGAGCGGGAAGTTGAAATGACGTAGTTGTTGATGTTCACCTGGGGTATCTTCTCTGATAAAGTTATACCGGGAACATCCGAGATGTATTTCACGATTTCCTTCAGCGTGGTGGACTTCCATTTCTTTGTCGGCAAGGGTGTGCGCAACAGGAATTCACTTCCCTCACACTCGATCTCAAGTGGAGTGGAAAAGTTGATGCGGTATATGTAGCCGGTAAATTCCTTCACCAGCTTATCATTATAGCCAAGCTCAATGGTGATCTTGTCTCCTCTTTCAAATTGCTTTCCTGTCTGAACCGACTGCGTTGAGAGCTTGCCATCCTGCTTAAGCCGGGCTGAGGTGGGGATCCGGATCTTTGCACTTGAGTTTATCTTGTAAATCGATTTTTCAATCTCACAGCTATTGAGCGTGGTAAAGGAAAGCTTTTTACCGTCCGCTTTCCGTTCAATTGATATTTTACAACACAGAGCAAAAACCATCACTCAATGATTAATTCAAAAGCAATATCACTGGACATCTCTATCTCAAAAGGTTGTGCGTTCTCCAAACCTCTGGCATCCAAAAGCCGGAAGTTCGTTATGATCACTTTCTCGTTTTGTGAGAAGCAGAGATCGGTTAAGGCATTGATTATTTCAAGGGCATTCCCAACGTAAACCATATCCCTGAGCTTTTTCACCTCCCGGTCGGGATAACTGTTGTAATACTGCTCATCCGCACTTACGATGATCCCTTTGATGTTGATTTCCCAGTCCTCCACCGCAATGATCTCTTTCACACAGTTCTGCCGGTTGACAAGAAGAGTCTCGATAATGGTCTTTTTAAGGGAGATATCCAACAGGGTATTCTCAAGCTGCAACTCGGTTTTTGCAATCGGATCTTTTAATTTCACCGGCATAAAGACCTCTACCCCGAGCAGGTTTTTCCCGTAAAGATCCTCTCCCCTGTCTGTTTTCGTTTTTCTGTTTCCTTTTGGAATATTATAATCCGTAATCTCATGAGTGACCTTCGAGGAAGGATTGAATACAAATGGGAATGGAAGCGCCTTGTAATTCCAGATGATTGAAAAAAGATCCTTTATGTCGAAAGTTATCCCGGCCATTACTGTGTTGCGATAAGATTAGCGGAGTTTAATATGCGCATGAGTTGCTCAGTGACAGAATCTCCCATCCGTTCTATTCCCTTCTGAGCGGAATCAACATGTATCTCGGTTTTATCCTGCAGCTTGCCAAGGTTGATGGTAATATTGGTCGCCTTTGATCCTCCCGCAGGGATGCTGCCGATCTCGTTTTTTAGATCCACTTCTGATGTACCTAAAGGGGATCCTCCTGCAGGGCTCTTCTTTCCCCTTTCCACAGGTGTAGTGCCTGAAGGGGCATACCCAAGAGATTTGGCAAGGTTTTCCTGGTCAGTTTTTAATTTCTTCAAAAACCCTTCCATAGAGAAGGATTGTCCCTTTAACAGATAATACTCACCAAGCATTTTTTTGACCAAACTGGCATCTATCCCCATTTTCTTAAAGCTGTCAATAAGATCATATACGTTCCTGAGCCAATTATCACCTTTAAAGCCTTGCGAATAGGCATATGTTGCAAGCCAGTTTTGGATACCCTCAGCCTCTTTAACTCTATCTGTGAGTTTATCTGTTTGCTCTCTATATTCCTTGTTGGCACGCTCCCAGAAGAATTTTTCCTTCAGGCCAGCGACCACGAGAGAAATATTTGATGAAAGCTTTTCCATATTCAGGCTCTCCGCTTTCAATCCTTCCACGATCTTCGGATCGATATCTTTTAATTCTTCCAGCAGCCGGCGGCGCTCCTCAGTCTTTAAGTTCACATCCCCGAGGCGCGTTTTTAAAATCGATATCTGAGTGATCTGATCCCTTATTTTCTCCTCCACCGGGATTTCAACAAACTCCCTGACCATATTTAAAAATCCCGACATCCGCAGTGTTGCATTTTTCAAAACCGGTGCCATCCTGTCGCCGATGGCCTTGCCGGTAAGCTGTGCGGCATCCTGCATGGTTGAATAAGTTCCCAGCAGCGTTTTGCTTTGTTTGTCGGCCATATTGAAAAACCGTCCGCCTTCGGCCGTTGCATGCTGAAATGCCTTTGCAACCATATCCGAGGAGATCCTGCCGTTTTCCATATCCTTTCTAAGATCTTTCATGCTCCGGCCGGTCATTTCGCTGATCTCCTTCAGGGGATTGAATCCCTGGTTGATCATTTGCAGTAGATCCTGTCCCATCAGTCGCCCGGCTGCCTGTGTCTGAGCATATGCAAGTGATAATCCTTCAAATCTCTCTTTGTTGCCCTTGGCCACATCACCGATCATCTTAACGGCTGGCAGTATCTTCTCCTGGGCAACGCCAAAGCCAAGGAGCGTATTTGTGGCTTTAAATACATCCCCACTGCGCAGAGGCGACTTGTTAGCATAATCGATCAATTCGCCAATCATCTTGGCAGCTTTGACCTTTGACCCAAGCATCACTTCATAATCGGTGTATATCTGTTCAAATTCTGCCGATATCCTGGCAGATGAGAATACGCCTTGCTTTACAAGATTGACAGCCTCATAAATCCCTCCTGCAAGTCCCAGTGTCCCCATTAACCTTCCCATTCCCATTCCGCCCATAAGACTTCCTCTCCCCAGTGCACTCTTTAATCCGCCTGCCTTGCCAATCAGGCTATTGAGTTCACTCTCTGTTGCCCGGATCTCCCGGCGCAGGTTTATAAAAGATTGACGGCTATGAGTATTCTCAAACTGCGCATTCAGATCACGCAGCTTCTCTCTAAGTTCGTAAACGCTTCTGGGAATACGGTTAATGTCTGAATTCAGCTTGTTGAATACTTTGGATCCGCTTGCTGTCTTGTCAATAGTTTTCTGCAGATTATCGGCCGCACGAGAAGCGGTCGAAAAGTTCTGACGCACCTTCTCCATGATAGGTGAGAGCCTGTCCTGGAGCTTTATGATATATTCGACAGTACGATCCATTTTAAAACTCGAAAAGCTGCTTTTTCGCAGCTTCCCGTTTACGTATTTCTATGAGAAATGCCATCTTGTTTATCCATTGATCATCCGAGAGTTCATCACCGTTAATTCCAAGATAATACTGCAAGAGGTTGTTCGCCCACCTTAGCCAGTTCTTATCATCTCCACTGAGGGCATCTAACAATTTTTTTTTAATTCCGCATTCTTGAATGTCACAAGGTAACTGGCCTCCATGGCAGCCGAGATAAACAGATCATCCTTCTTAAGGATCTCCTCGCTTCCTCCTATCCAGCAGTTCTGCAGGATGGCTTCACCCGACTGTACCATCTGTCCCAGGTTCATCTTTTTGCCTTCAGAGAAAGTAATATCCAGCTTCGTCAGTGCATAGATCATTACTTTACGGTCTACCGGTTTCAGATATCCGATATGCCCTTCAATGATAATCTCAAAAATATCGCCATGTTTCTTTTTCCAGGCTTCTAATTGAGCCTGATCCACTGCTCCGATGTATTTTATCTTCTCTGTCATGCGAGTTTATTTTACGGTATTGTACTGGATCTTCAGACACTGGATGCCCATGGTGATCTCGTGTGATCCGTCTCCCTGTTTTGAGTCCTTTTCGAAGTTGTCAAACTCTGCACGCTTGACTACATCAGTAACAACCGGAAGACCGACCTGCGGAACAAATGCAATCACGACATCAAAAGGCGGTATAGACAGAGGATCTCCTCCGGCTGCCGTTATGATTGCCTCGAGTTCGCTCTGCAGGAGTTTTATCTCGCAGGAATAAGATTTATTTTTTCGCTCCATGAACCTGGGCTCATTGCCTGCAGCGTACCCCGGAGTCTTTTCCCATTTTGAGCCGTATTTCACGGCACGGATACCCGTCACCTCGCGGCCAAGCATAACTACCTTTATGTCCGACCAGGCGTATTCCTCAGTGTTATATTGATTTTCTGCCATTTTAGTTAAGGTTTTATGATAATGCGGGGTTCTTGAACCCAAGCGAAACGATGATGTCTGTCATATAGCCTTTCGGCGTTATGCGGAGTACGACATTGAGCCGGGGGGAAGAGAGAATATTCTGTGAAGGATCGATATAGGACTCGAATCCAGAGATCTCTCCGGTCATATTCAGGTTAACCTGGTTATCGATTTTCCCCTGCAGGTAACCTATGGTGGCCGGGTCGAGTTTGCCGTCCTCTGTGATCGATACTTCGTCCTCAACTTCTTCTACAAATGTGTTGTAAGCGATCTTTACTCCCTTATCAATGACACGGATATTGCAGATCATATGAAGATCGTCCTCTGCGCTGGTAGCGGTATTATCGCTGTTGAAATAGTACCCGCTTCTGGTCGGGAACATCCTGAAAATGATGAATCCCTTGTCATGTATGGTTGGTAGAGCCGACAGGCGGTCCTTTACATTGGCTCCATCGGTAAGATAACCGGTGACTATGGGCAGAGCTCCTGACTTAACACGAGATGGTTTGCGATGTACCGGGTTGGATGCCTCTCTTCCCATGAACATGCCCAGTGCACCCTGTCCTGTATCATCCATGGCAGCAAGGCATACTGCCGCCCGAGCACTTGTCATAGTGTGCAGGTCGCGCAGGGAATCTCCGTCGCCCTGGAATCCTATGCCTTCCAGAACAAAGAATACCGGCATGATTCCGCTTACATAATCAAGCGCAAGGGAATCGGCATTAAGGATGGCCTGGTAAACCTTTTCATCAAGGCCGTCCAGGTCGATGCCCTGATATCCTTCACCGGGAAGCCAACATACACCAACGCCTGATACCTCTCCACCTGCGGCATCAAGCAGTATCTTTGCCGGACAGAGGGCTACCGATTTATCTACTTTCTCATCGATTGTCCGCACCTGGTCAGACACGACAATCCAAAGCTTTGCCCCGGTTCCGACCACATCGTAAAAAGCCTTTATCTGCTTAAAGGCTGCTGCATTTTCGCCGTCAACCGTTATGCCAAGTGCGATGGCCTGGTCTGTCGAATAGATAGCATAAGCCTTGTCAAGTTCAAGGGTGTCGACAACAGCCACGCCGGTTAACAGAAGCCCCATGATGCGGTCATTGGTGAGGGTTACCCCGCCAAGACCATGGCGTTCTATATTGATTTGTACGTTCGGGAGTCCCATTTTGCTTTACTTTTTTGTTTTCGTTTTTTTTGAGGCAGCACTTTTATTGGGGGCTGGCTTAGTTTGATTTGCAGAAGCGTTAGGATCTTCCGGTTCTGTCTGAGCAGCTGGTTCTGCATGATCATTCTGTTCCGGCTCAGAAGCAGACTCTGAGTCCACTTCCGGCTTTTCTTCCGAGTTTATCTCGGGTGCTGTCTCAGAATTCTCTTCAGAAACAGTCTTGGCGGGATTTGCATCAACCCTGGTGAAAGTATAAAACTCCGATCCTATCTGCCTGGCATGTTCCTTTACATTCTCCGGATCTGTGAAGAAGTATCCATCGTTGGTTGCAAACAGCTTTTTATAATCCCTTTTTGAGAAGAGATCATCGGCCATCTTTTGAAGGTCCTGTTTTATTTTATCGGTTTTCATAATGTTATGATTTGTCTTTTTTTGTTCCTATTTTGTACTTTCCCATGGTCTCAATAATCTTCTCTATTCCACGGGAGCCGAAATAAAAACTCATAATGAGCATTCCCCACTGGCCCAGAAGTTCAACATACGTTGGATTGATTTTAAATGTTGCAATGATCTGACCAGATATCACGATATGTCCAGGAGTATCGAAGAGTGATAGAAAAGAATACATCACCAGGATAAAGATCAGTACCAGAGGACGGATATTCTTTGCCAACCAGGAATCGGAATTCATATCGATGCGCTGGCGCTCTGTGAGCTCATCCTGTGCATGCTGCTCAGCCTGTACAAACAGATCGGTCAGTTCCTTCTTTGCGGCTTCTCTCTCAGCATCGGTAGTGACAAACTTATCGATCAGGTCTGAGACCTGGCCGATAAGTCTGCCACTAAAAAGACTTACTATTTTATCGAAAATTGACATGCTTTTTGGTATGTATTGTTAACCCTGTTCATCCATCCAGCCTTGAATTTTACCAGGTGAGGATGATGTTTTATCAAATCCAAATACCATCTTTTTCGGGCATCAGAATATCTGCGAGTAATATTGTCAAGGAATGTGTTTGCCTTGGAGATGGTCTCGCTACCGATAATCCCGTCAATTTTAGCTCCACACACCCTTTGAAGAAGTTTTACTGCGGTTTTGTTGGAACAATTGACCGCGGTATCGAATACCTGTAAAGCAAGCTGCTCATTGTTGAGTTCATCAAGGCGTAGCGGTGACCAGAAATAGTCATGATAGGCCTTGGCCGCAGCCTGGGGGTTCATCATCCGGATATCCATGATGTCGATATCCCCGTCACCGTCAAGATCGAAATCCAGCCGGCCGTCATGATCAATATCGCCTGTTGATGAAAGAAAACGCAGAGAAATCCCAAGGTTTGTTGCTCCTCCCGGATCATCCTTGTCATTGACAAAGCCTCCTTCATTGCGAAGGATCACCTGTAAGCATTTTTGAAACCGCTCTGTCATTTCCCTTTATCCTTTGAATTCATCTGGTCTACACGCGTGCGGATATACTTTACATCCTCCCACATCTTTGTTACATCTTCTTTGTCAGCCTTTTTTTCATCGAGATTGTACATGATTGCTTTGTGATCGATTTGGTTCTTCTCAAGATCCTCAAGCTTTGTGGTCATTCTACCATAAGCGATGAATCCGTAAACGCACATCGAAAGAATACCAGTCGATGTGATGACCGTTAAGATGACGCTGATCTTATTCTTCTGCTGGGTTGTCATGGGTGAGTTCCACCGTTATATTTGCAGGAGGTATCGGGGCTGTCTGCGGCCAGATCTGATCGAATAATGTGGTCTGGAAATCCATGCGGTGAACAATCACTCCGGGCAGATAGGATACGACGTGATCGGAGACGCGTACAAGCCTTTTGAATAGGTTTGCAACTGCCAGATCAGAAAGCTTCTGAAATACTTCATCGATCTTGTCAAGCGCTTTTAATGAGGTCGACTCCTGCTCCGAGTTTTTCAAGGTTTCTCCAATCACCTGGTTAAAGATATAAACCGAAATGATAGTCTTACCCATCTGTCTGTTTTGAGCAAAAGTCTCCCACATTATATGTGATATTTCAACAAGAATGCAGGGTAATGGCAATGGATAATCTTCTTTGAGGTTATTGAATTGTCCCTTCTGAAGGTCAATCCACTTAACCCAGGACATCGTCTGAGATATCTTATCCCTCACCGCTTCGTAAACCTGCCTTCTCACTGATTTCTCGGTTAAGCTATTGGAGAATAGATGCCTGCTGAATACTTGTAAGCGGTTCGCATCAGACCGGCTTTAAAGCGGTGCTGGAATCCGAATTCATAAGCCCTGCCACTGGTATTTGTCTGAATAGGCTTATCAAACATGGACCAGACGCCTTCACCCTTCCACGCCTCCCGGCTGAAGAATGCAAAACTCAGTGGTACGACATTACCAGCTATGACAGTGCCTTCGGCTGCTTTCGCATTGGCATCCATGTCAAATCCGACTTCGGCATCATAGCGGAAGATCTTGAATCCATAATAGTAGACAACATCTACATTCTTTGAACCGGTTACCTGGATCGTTCCGGGCTCTTGACGGAATCCGATCTGAGCTTTCAGGATTTCGTTGCTCATAACCAGCTCCCACCACATGTTCGATGTTAACACAAGACAGCGCCCGGTTTCTGCTTCAGGAAATTTAAGGTTGTCACAGGAGCGGGCAAGCTTTTGAATATCCTCAATCCTAATTGAGAGATAACCCGTTCCAAGGTCCACACCGCTGGTTGCCAGGATGACTTTCTTTCCTGCCTCGCTATCCACATTGGGCGTAATCGCCCAGGCGGTTGCCTTTGCCTCTTTCAGACGGATGGCTGTGGCACTCTGACGGGTATAGGCTTCGACCTTTGCATAGGGAATGCCATAAAGCCCGATTTTACGGATCTTGTAATTCTGAGAATCGTAGGTGTCAAGCTCAACATCTCCCGGAGTCTCGGTCGGCTCTACCGCATCTATATCATCATTGCGGTTCTTATAAACGGTGGGATAATCACCGATTTCAGCAAAGTGAATGATCTGGCTTTCATCAACAAACTGGCTCAGATCGCTCAGTTCGTTCATCCAGTCACGTTTCTGTTCGTATTTCTCCTGCAGCGAAGGCAGCCAGACTTCCCGCTGAAGCCCCATCATGGCAACGCTTTTCCCTTTTGGTATAAGGCTGGAGGCAAAGCTTAAAGCTCCGATAACGGGCCCGAAGATAGTGCCTATGAGAGCCGAAAATAACAGGCTCATAATAAGGCTGATTGCAAATGTTCTTTTCATTTGTTTGTTTATTGATTTTTGATTTTACTTTACTTCTTGAACTGGAACTTTACCGCAAGCCGTACGTTGCCGGTGTTTTTCTTTAGGCAGTACAGCCTCGAATAAGGAGATGTCCACAGTATCGTTGCCCCACTGCCTCCCCAGTTGAAATTTTCTGACGCGGCTTTGAAGACTTTAACGGTTGCCCCGGAGACAGCCGACCAGTTTACGTTGTCCCAGGATTCCTGCAAGGTGCAGGTACAGGTATCCGTCGCTCCGGTTATGTAAGTGTATTTGGCAAAAACACTCACATAATACAGTCCGGGTACCTGCTTTGAATAAATCCCGGTATCAGCATTTTTCAGAGAATCGTATGCGGTATGCTTTGAGTTGGCAACGTTGTACTGCAGGCTCTGCCCCTGTCCCTGCATTGCACAGATAAGCATGATCGATATCGTGAGGCAGAAAATTTTGAAAGGTTTCATCTTTTTTCCGGTTTTTGATTTTTGAATAATATTCTTACTTTGAATTTTTCTTCGCAGGCGACTTCGCTGGCTTCGGATTTAACTTTCATCCTCGTCCTCGAGGATGTACTTGCCTTGACCAGAGATCTCGCGACGGTGAGCCTCTAATAGCTTTTTGTATTCTTCAGGTTTTTCCAGCTTCATTTTCTTTAAGCCCGGAAGGTCATTTTTGTAGTAGTCCATGTACTTCCATTTTGACCTGTCGCTCCCATCCTCATTCTTGTTATCCGCCACAGCGCCCTGCATGCCTGCAAGATGCCTTTCGATCACCTCGGTGCCTTTGCGTAGTTCCAGAACCTTCTTGGTCCCTTCGTAATCGGTCATAGCTGCTTTCTTATAAAAGTCTTTTTCCCCTTCCTGGATCGCACCACGCTTGAAGTGAAGCTCTATGAGCTGCGTTGCGAGTTGATCCCTCGCATTGTCATCTGCCTTTTGTCCCTTGCGGAGAGAGAGTACCCGTTTGGTTTCCTCGTAGTTTTCCTCGGCATTTTTTTCAAAAAAGGTCGATTCTTCGGGTGTGATTGCACCTCTTTCGACATGGAGGGACACGAGTTCCTTTGCCCTGTCCTTGCGAAGAGCAGTATTCTCATTGGTCAACTGCTCAACAGTTTTTTCATCTTTTCCCATTTTTTTGATTTGTTGTGTTTTCTGAATTACTGACAGCTGAACCGGCTTTCCTTCATGGATAAGCTTGACCGAATTGCGATTGCCCGGAACGTTGCAGAGAGAGATTTCAAGCAGCTCGCTTTCTTTTACCGTTGGAAGCTCCTGACCAGCAAGCATATCTGCCGGATCTTCACTTTCTACAAGAGGATCAACCGAGA